TGTCTAATTTCAGAAGAAAATAAGTGCAGTAGTTTATCTTAATTGTTATATAAAAAATTGAAAAAAGAAATTATATGTCATATTAAATATTTATTTATATAATGGATCAAAAAATATACGGAACACAACATTGGGATACATGTCCAACTAAGCATGTAAAAAAAAATATGCTAGAAAAAAAATTTGAAGTTTCAGGTTTTGAAGATAGTGAATGTAATGGAATATATAAATTAAAAACAGATTGGAATATTTTGCCAAATGGTATAATTTATGAAAACCAAAATAGTAAGTGGCTTAAATTTGAATCGGCATCAAAATTTGGTGGTTGGAGACTTTGTCATTATATAAATATAAGTGATGAAAGATATGACAATACAAAAATTCCAAATTCTGGATGGACACTTGGAACGGACACTTGGAACGGAACTCCTGCAATTATTGATAATAATATTATTATATCTGAAATTTAACTATTTAAATATTTAAATAGTTAAAATTTTAATGGAGTGTAATATACTAATTGATTTGAATGAATTTCTAAATGATACTAACATTTTTAAATTTATATTACCTATTATTGACGAATTTGTTAGATATACTTTTAAAACGAATGAAGAACTAAAACAAGCTATAAATGAATGGTGTGAAGATAAAGAAAATGCAATAATAAAATATGGTCATATTAAAATATGGAATACAAAATATATAACAGATATGAGTTATTTGTTTCACAACAAAAGCGAATTTAACGAAGAAGTAACATTCTGGAATACATCTAATGTAAAAGATATGAAAGAAATGTTTTCGCGTGTATGGTCATTTAATCAACCTTTAAATTTTGATACAAGTAATGTTACTAATATGTCTGGTATGTTTTATCAAGCATCATCATTTAACCAACCCTTAAATTTTAATACAAGTAAAGTTATTGGTATGGCAAATATGTTTAGTGCAGCATGGTCTTTTAACAAACCTTTAAATTTTGATACTAGAAATGTTAAAGATATGTCTTATATGTTTGAAGGAGCAGATTCATTTAATCAATCTTTAAATTTTGATACAAGTAATGTTATTATTATGAATGATATGATTTCTAACTCATCTTCATTTAACCAACCTATAAATTTTGATACTAGTAAAGTTACTGATATGAATCATATGTTTTTTGCGTTGGAATCATTCAATCAACCAATAAATTTTGATACATGTAATGTAAAAAAAATGAATGGTATGTTTAGTAACACAGTGTCATTTAATCAACCAATAAATTTCACAAGTACAAGTAAAGTCACAAATATGAATAATATGTTTGATGGCGCAGAGTCATTTAACCAACCTATAAATTTTGATACTAAAAATGTCACCAAAATGGTATATATGTTTCATGACGCTACATCATTTAACCAGCCTTTAAATTTTAATACTTTAAAATTAAAGAAAATGAGTGGAATGTTTTATAATGCAAAGTCATTTAATAGTGAGTTAAATTTAAGAACTGTAAATGTTAATGAAATGAAGGATATTTTTTTAGATTGTCCAATAAATAAAAGCAATATTAATTTTATGTCAGATGATGACACTAGTTCGTATAGTGAATATTCTACTAGTGACTATTAAATAATAACAAAAATTATGATATTTTCATAATATTTCTTATTTCTTCAGATTTAATCCACATTCCAAAAAATACAGATACAATATGCATTACAAATAATTCAACATAAAAATTATATTCATTTTTCCAAAGTGAATGTGGAAAAAATTTGTCTGGAATAGGTTTGTCACTTAGATAGTATTCTCTATATTCACTTTCACAATTTCTATTTTCAAGTGGACAGTCAGTTGTTTTACCAATATAAAGATAAAGTACCCAAAATGATGTAATTATAATTGATACTTTCCATTTTAGTATCATCATTCCGTAAAATTTATGATTATAGCCATTCAAGCGAAAAAGCGAGTTTTGGCTGTTGGATAAGTCACTAATTCTTACCATTATTTTTCTTTATAAATTAAATTTATATTTAAATATAATTTTCAATTTTATTGGCTAATAAACAAACTGTAGTGAAATTTTAGATAATTTTTTACTTCATTATATGGCTCTAATTTGCTTAAATACATATTATCATATTGATTTATAAATTTATAATTTTTACATTTTTTAGAAATTTCAATTTTTAGAGTTTCAGGATTTATGCTTATATCAAATTTATCAAATAGTTTATGAATTAGACAATTAAAAAATAGACCATTATTTATGTCAAAACATTCTTCTTCAGATGATTCATTAAATGGCTTTATATGACATGCTTCACATACATCATCATACATTCCTGTAACTAGACACTGATTAAAACGATTTTTTACATCTTGTCTAAATTTACTTTGTAATACAGGATTTCTTACAATTTGAGTATTTACTTTATAAACATTTAGAGGCTCTTTTTTCCTTTCTTGCTCTTCCATTTTAATTACTCGTTTTTTTAATTCATCCCAAAAGAATAAATTTGCAATCATTTTACTTCTGCAAATTTCCCATTTACCATCCTTTGATTTTAATGTTAGATGATTTTCTTGTTTATACTTTATGCTAGAACTTTCATTAAGTGAACTCATTAATGCAATTTCATTTGTAGATAAATTTAAAAGTGCTCCTTTTATACAAATATCTTCACCAATATGAGATTTAATTGCAAAAATCAGTTCCCATGAATTAGCATTACCTGTATCAGTATTTGGTGTTAATTTTGATAAAGTTTCTAAATCATTTTCTATAATTTCAAAGTCAGTTTTAAAATTTTCATTTGATTCCTTTAACTCATCTACATTTAGATTAAGAATATTATTTTTAAGAACTTTATACTGAATAGAGCCAGGAGGAATGTTAGAATTTCCTTTATACATTTGATATTCTTTATTATCAGTAGACTTTAAATTTAAATATGGCAAGTAAGATACATTCTTTGACTCTTCACATGTATTTTCAAATATTGTACCTTCAAAATCATTAGGAAATTTTTCATTTATTAGTACATATCCCATAATAATAACATCTCTAACATATGCATCCATATTTTCAACAATGTCAAATTCTTGTGTTGGTTTTGTTTTTTCATGACATACTTCTACTACATTATTACCATAGTCATTTTCATATCCTTCCTTTCTATAAATTTTTATTTCATCTATATTTTTTCTGTATGGATTACTAATAATTTTTACTAAAAGTGCATTATTATTATTATTGTTTTCATAAATAATAACATTATCACCTATTTCAAAACTGTTAAAAAATTTATTATTTTCATCTGGTTTAAAATTGTCGCAAGCAACCTTGTCTGTAAGTTCTGATAATATCAGTTTTGTGTTTTCAATTGTTTTAAAACAATTTTTGTGTACGTTCCAAGGATTTTGTCGTAGTCTCCATTTGATAGAAGTCATTTTTTTTTTATTCAATAAAGTTAAGCTTAATTATTATTTTTCAATTTTTTAAAATTGATTTAAATTGATTTAAATTAGTATTATTTAAATAAGATATAAAAAAATGTCTCTTTTGGAACAAACAAATGAAATTATTACTATTTTAAAATCTAAAAAACCAGATATTATAGAGAATATAGTACCTGACTTATATTGGTTAGCACCATATGTAGTAAAACAAGAATGGGAGAAGTTAGGTGATAAAGTTAAAGAACGTGAAACTTTAGGAAGTTCAAGTCATAGTATTGATGGTAGTAAATGGATAAGCTTACGTTTAGATGGATCTAAATTTAGTAGTGTTGTTAAAATGTTAAGAAATAAAGGTATAATAGAGCCACAAGGTTTCAGTTATAAGTTTGCAAAATGTATGCAAGATATATGTTTGAAGTTAATTGAACATTTTAATGCTAGTTTAGGATTTACTCAATCAGATGAAGTAATAATATTTATTCCTCCTTCTATAAATAAAAATGGAGATTTGCAAGAACATTATCGTAATGGTCGTGTTATAAAAATTGCGTCATTAGCAGCAGGAATTGCTAGTAGTAAATTTATGGGTAGTTTAACTGAATTTTGTATTAAAAGTAATAATATAGAGTTAATTTTTGAAATAAATAATATATTACCACATTTTGACTGTCGTTTAGGGTATTATGATTCATGGGAAGAAGCAAAATCATTGTTATTATGGCGAGCATATGACTGTTCAGTAAATGGAATTTCAGATGCAGTGCATCAATCTAATGACGGCAAAAAAATACTAAAAGAAAATACATTTAATAAAATAAGATGGCTATATAAAAATTCATATAATAAAATAAATATGTCGCTACTTCCAAGACATCAAGCATACGGTACACTTTACAGAAAAACAAAACGCGTTATAATACAATTGAATCGTAATCCTAAGCGTGAAGATACTGATAGTGCATTAGTTGCTAAAGAACGTAAATTTATAGAAAAAGAAGATTTACCTATTTTGGATTTGGAAATAAAAGGTTGGTTAGACAATGCTGAAAGAGAGTCAGACCATGAAAACAAATTGATTGGTCTTATTGAAAACTTTCCTAAATATGATAATTTAATGAAATCGTTAAAGACTAAATTTAATTTATAAAAATTGAATAACAATTATAATGTATATTATAATTTATATTTAAATTATAAATAAATTATTGATGGCATCTCTTACAAACTCTCATTATCAAAATGTACTTGATGAATTTAGTAAAAGCAGTATTAAAGAAATTAAGCAATTAACTGATTTACTTAATAAACAAAAAGAGGTTCAAGCAAAGAAAAATGCTCTGGTATCTTTCTCGAGATTAGTAAATGATGAAAAAATAAATGAAAAAGCTCAAGTAATGACAGATTATTATAAAAAGTTAATTAATCACATTGAAGTAAAATTGGTGTTTTGGAATGGAGTAAAGAACAAAGAAATTCCTAATGATATGTTAAAAAAATTAAATGAAGCGTTAATTGAATGGTTGGAAGCATCTTGGGCGTATTTTGGAATGAAGGAAATGAAGTCAGAAGGTGACAGAGCAAAAGAGGAATATGAGTTCTTAAAAAAAATTTGCTTAATTGTGCCAAAAAAAAATAAAAAAACTCGTCGTGGCGGTAGGAAGAATAAGAAATAGATTTAATTTATAAAAATTGAAAAAAAAAATATCTAAGATTATACATAAATAATTATTGATAAATACAAATATATAAGTAATTGATGGCGTCTCTAACCAATGACAATACAGAACAAATTCCAGCTTCCGCAGTCGAACAAATACCACCTTCCCCAATCGAACAGATGCCTACTCTTGACGAAGATATGGGGATTGTAAATCTTGTCTCCCAAGAAGGAGATAAGTTCGAAGTAGATAAAAAGGTTGCTAAAATGTCCGAACTTGTGAAGACAATGATTTCAGATGATGATGATGATGAAGAACAACAGGAAATTCCTTTACCAAACGTGAAGAGTCAAAGTTTAGGAAAGGTTATTGAATTCTGTAAACATTACATCGAAGAGCAAATGAACGAAATTGAAAAGCCATTGAAAAGTGCAAACATGAATGAAGTAGTGCAAGAGTGGTATGCAAACTTCGTGAATGTAGAGCAAGAAGTCCTTTTTGAATTGATCCTTGCTGCAAACTACATGGACATCAAGCCTCTCTTGGATTTAACATGTGCAACTGTAGCCTCAGAGATTAAGGGAAAGACTCCAGAAGAAATTCGTCAAACATTCAATATCGTAAATGACTTCACTCCAGAAGAAGAAGCTCAAGTACGTGAAGAAAATAAGTGGTGCGAGGAAGTATAAAAGCACTTTTATAATAAAGTAATTATATTTACATTTTAAACACTATATTATTCTATTAAATTTAAAATTAACTTTTAATTGAATATTAAAATTCAAGTTATTGTATGTAATTTAACCAGTCTGAAATTCTTTCATTTATGATAACATCAATTAATTTGATGAATGTAATTGCATTTTCAGTCATTTTTTGCGTGTATTTTTTATCAAATACAAAATCTGATATAGTGTCAATTAAACCATCGTAATTATTTTCTCTCCAATAAGCTTTCTTAAAAATAGCTAAAGCTAACTTACCTTTCCCCTGAAATGAAACTTTTCTGATTTCTTTTATTACTAACTGTAAAGCTTGATTATGTTTCTCACCAAGATAATATTTTCCTTCTCCAATCCTTAAATAAAAGTCATGACATAATATTTTATACTTTTTATAACATTCAAATGCACAATGTTTATTATACATTTCCATTTCCTTTTCATATAAATTTAAGTTACGATCCAAAGCTCCATTTAATATTAATATTATACTTGCTTCTACATTATACCTAGTAATTGCTTTGTATAATGGCGATTTTCCTGAACAATTAAAAAAATGAACTAAATTCTTTTTAGATTTTAATACTTCATTAACCGACTGAATGTATATTAACCAATTAATCATATCAATATTATTATTAATTGCTGCGTTATGCATTACTGTTAAATAGACTTCACAATCAAATTTAAAAATCATATTGTATAAATTGTAAAATAATTGTGGATCATTATATTCCTTTGAATAAATCCATTTTAATATCTCTAAATTATTAACATAGCTAGCAATTGTTAGTAACGATTCAGAATAGTAATTAAAAAATTTTAGATTGAAATTTAATAAACTTTCATTTGCTCTATTTTTATAAATCCATTTACACATTTCCAAGTCATTTTCTTTTATAAAGTGTCTATACCATAATCCTTCTTGTTCGCTACGTTTTGAAATATCAAATTCAGGCTCTTTAATACATTCATTTATTTCACTTTCAAAGTCTCTAGTTTCTTCTGGATTCATAATTTTACCATCCTATATATGATAAGTTTATATAATTAACTTTTCAATTTTAAATTTCAAATATTTAAATATTTGAAATTTAATATTTAAATGAGCAATAATGTTATGAAAGGTAAATCATTGCCAAAATGGGAGCTTAGTAAATGTATTAATGCTGTAAAAAGAGGAGATATTGATTTTTTAAGAGTTTATCATAATAATGTTGATCCGTGGGATAAATATGGATTGTCATATAAATGGGGTATGCCATTTATTTGTACAACAGCAGTAAAATTTGGACAATTAGAAATTCTAAAATATCTTCATGAAAATAGATTTCCGTGGAATGAAGAAACATTTAATGAAGCAATATCTAGTAAGAGAGAGTTAGAATATTTAGATTATTTATATGAAAATAAATGTCCATGGAATGAAAGTACATTTGTAGAAGCAGCATATAAAGGGGGGTTAAATTATGTAAAATATTTGTATGAACATAAATGTCCTTGGAATGAATATACATTTAAGGTAGCAATTTGGAGTGGGTTAAATTATGTAAAATATTTATATGAACGTAATTGTCCAATTAATCATGAGAATATTTTAGATATTATTGAAGGTGATCAAAACTTCAATATTCTTAAATATTTGGTTAATAGTGGATATAAGATATCTAAATGGAATTTAAAACCATGTCTTAATGGTGTTAGAAAAGGTGATATTGAATTTTTAAAAAATTATCATAAAAATTTTGATGATTTATCATATAAATTTAATGTTCCAATAATATGTACGACTGCAGTAAAATGCAGAAAAATGGAAGTTTTAAAATATCTTCATGAAAATAAATTTCCATGGGATGAAGAAACTTTTAAAGAAGGCATATCTCAAGGCATAGGATATGTAGAATATTTGTATGAAAATAAATGTCCGTGGAATGAAGAAACATTTAATTATGCAATTCATAAAAATTTAGATTTTGTAAGATATTTATATGATCGTAAATGTCCTATGAATAAAGATAAAGTAATAGAAATTATTGTAACTGAAAAATATTTTAATATACTTAAATATTTTGTTGATGTTGGTTATCCTATATTAAATGAGAAAATATTTTCAAGTTTTTCATATAATTTGGAATACATAAAATATCTACACGAAAATAAATGTCCATGGGACGAATCTGTAACATATCGTGCTTCTGAAAATATAGAATGCTTAAAATATTTACATGAAAACGGATATCCATGGAATAAAAGATCATATGTAAATGCAATAAAAATAAATAATTTTGAATGTGTTAAATATTTATATGATAATGGGTGTCAATGGAATGAAGATGCAATTAGTACAGCGTCATATTGTGACCATTTTGATATTTTTAAATATTTACATTTAAATGGTTGTCCAATTGATAAAAGAGTTGTTACATATGGGATAGGAAAAAGTTACGTTTATGCTATTGAAAACAAGTTTATTGGATATGAAAAATATGTAAGCAAATTACAATGTAAAACTTAGTTACAAAACATATATTTTTAAAATTAAATATGATTTAAAATTGAAAAAATATATATAAATATAACATCTAATATAAGAAAATATGTCTTTAAAAGAACGCTTTCCGGAGTCACTAAGAAGATTAGGTCTAAACTATGGCTTTACTGACTTAGAATTTAGAGTAGCAATGTCATTTCTACGATCAGATGAGTTAAGACAATTAGCCCATAGAGAGTGGGAGTCTGAACAAGATCCATTATATGACAATTCTAATTGGAGATGGTATTTAAGTTATGTCTCAATGAAAAATGAATATACAACAGATTTATATTATAATCTAAATCTTGAAAATAGTTTAGAACCATAAATATTTTAGGAATATAAAATTATATTTATAAAATATGTATTCTCAACCAATTTTTTATGTCAATCCAATTATAGTCGTGTAATTTCTTCCCACTAGAACTACGATTTAAGAACTCTATAGTCCTATTTCCAGTATGATTATAACAATCTTCAATAGTATATTCTAGATTATAATAATTATTTGATATTGTTTGATGAATCTTACTTTTTGATTTCCATTCTTTATTTATTTTTTCAATAATCCATTGTTGTAATTGCTCAAAATTTACTTTTTCTGCATTTTCTTCTCTTATTCTTTTTAATGCACATGGATCAATTATACCATAAGTGTTCATATTTATTAATAATATTATAAAGATAGAAAATTATTTTTCAATTTTTATATTTTAGATTATAAAATGTCTATGTTGAAGCAGAATATTCACTAGAAGTTGCAGTGATACTGGAGTCGTTAAAATTTGTAACTTTTACCTTATATCTATTTGTAATATTATAATTTGTATCAGTTGTATCAATCATATAATCTTGAGCATTAGCACCATATATAATTGTTTCACCATTACTATCATTTAATATCCATTGGTATGTTGGATTTTCAATATTTGAATTTGCAGTTAATTTTAAGATATTTGCACTTTCTGATGATGAAATAGTTGCAAATGGAGGTGAAGGAATAGAAACTGCTTGACTAATGAAGCTACCATTTACGGTAACCCTGACATGCTTTCCAAGCATATTTGTATTAATCGTTAAGCTAGGATTATCATTTCCACTTACTTCAGTCCAAGATGTTGAATCTGGTGTGTCTGCATATTCCCATTTATATGTCAAACTATCAGAATCCATATTACTGGTATTTACATATAACATCCCACCTATTGATGTATTTCCAGTTATACTAACTTCTGGAGGAGGAGGGTCAATATTATTTGAATGTAAATCTTTTATGTCAGAGTAAGATATTCTCACTCCTATTTTACTATTAACATCTTCATCTGTTAAAATATATTCTAAGTCAGTTGGAATAGGATTAGAAATCATATTATTTATATTGGATGTTATTACAGAAGATCCGTCACTTTTAATTCTTTGCCATTGAAGGCTTGTAATATTTACTTCAGGATGTTTCTCTAAAAATACTTTTCCTACATCTCTATTTACATTTAATTGGAATAATGGCATTGGTGCATGATGATTATCATGGCTTGGTGTATTATGTTCCATATGTTCAACAATATTTGAAAATCCTTCAACTAAATTTTTTTTTCTTAAAGGTATAAACTTTCCATCTATTCTATACATCTATATATATATATATATATATATATATATTTTAAAATTATTTAAAGGATAATTATAAAATTGAATTAATTAATATTATTTAGAAAAAATTATTATGAATATATCTATTCTGTCTAAGGAAGTTATCAATATAATTTATGAATATGTAATATATGTACCAGAATCAAG